GATAGAAAGTCTATAGAAAACGGTTATACCGATAAACGGTGTTTACTGCCTTAGACGGTATATAAACAAAAAAGCCCTCCGAAGAGGGCTAAGGTCACTAAGGAAACTTGGTTATTTACTGTTCAGCAAATCATTCTTCTTCTGGCTGCCAAAGGAGCTTCCAAGCCAGAAGCCCATAGCGCCAGAGATTACGTTGCTGATGATACCGGCAACAAGCATACGGATGTTGTCATCCCACTCCACACCAGGGACAAAGCCAAGTACAGAGGCAAAGAAGGCGTAGACAGGCACAAGCAGGATAAGCGTGATTACAAAGGCTGGGTTGCTGTAAAGCGGTCCAGCCTTTTGCATTTCCACAGCCCGTGCAGCAGCAGCAGGGATGCCACCACCAACCTCAACTAAGGTGGCGATGGAGTCGATGATAGAGGCATGAGTGGAAGGATCGGTGTCGATCTTGGTCACCAAGTCCTGTGTGTTCACAGCCTTGATGGAGTCCTTCGCAGTCTCTAGGAGGACTGTAGCGGCTTTGGCGTTACGTTCAGCAACTTCCCCGCCAGGGAACATCTGAGCTAGGGCAGGGACTAGTTTGGACAGGGCTGTGATGCCCAAGGAGAGAATGCTTAGAGGTTCCACGGTAGGCTTCCTTGTGAATACAGGCTTACTTTCGACAATAGGGGCTGGTTTGTCCGGAGTATCAGTCACAGTCTCCGACTGTAAAGTGCTGCCAGCCAGAGTTCCACCATAACGGACATAAACCTCGCGCAGAGAGGACAGAGTTCTAGTAGGCTGTCCATAAGGGCTTCCGGGAAGGCTTGCCCATTCTCTGTTGCACTTGAGAACTGCTTCGTCAAATCTTCCAGCTTGAACGTCATCTAAGGCTCCTCTGCCAGCGATCAGCGCGATAGCACCGCAGTCTTGGCTGTAAGGGCTGAAGTCCGGGAAGTTGTACTTGGCTACCAAGCCCTGCCAAGTGCTATACAAGAACTGGTATGCGCCTGCGGCGGTACTTTTCAGGCCCGCTGCTTGATTGACGATGTTGGGGTGGTGTTCAAAGCCTTCAAACAAGCCACCACCAAACATCATCCGATAGGCTACGTCGTCCTGTGAAGTCTCCCCAGCCCTAATGACACGAAGGAAGGCTTGGACATTAGGGTTGGAGAGTAGTTCGGTGAAGTTAATCATTCCGCTTTATCTTCAGCAGTCCCTTGTACCGCACCAGCAACAGCACCCTTGACAACGTTAGAACCAGTACGTTGAGCTTCGCCAAAGGCCCATTTCTTAGCCCAATCGAGTAATGGCTGAGGATTAACCTTGTCCGTTCCAGCAGCAGGACGGACAGCACGAACGTATTCTTCAAAAGCTTTTGGATCAAGAAGAATCTGTTTCATGCGATGTTCGTAGGCATTTTGGGCGTGTTCTGTTAAAGCCCTAGAACCCAGTTCAACAAGAGCCTGCCATTTTGAGATAATGGGGTTACGGAGCTTGGAGAAGACCTGTGCAGCAGGGATGTTAATTTTCTCTTGCACAATATCTTTGTCGATAGAACCTGTAAAATCAAACCCCACATCTCCAGGATTCTTTTTCAGTTTCCCAGCAAGATCAGCAATGTCTTCCACCTGTTTAGCAAAGCCGGGACCAAAGACTCTGTTATAGACAGAAGCCTTGTTCTTGTCATTGAGAAGTGTAACTAGTGGTTCTTTGGAGTTAACCACATCATCAAGCAGAAACGACTGAAGGGCGCGTTTAACCTCTGGAGTCTTTCCGTACTTATTGAGGAACTGCGTAACAAACTTGTCGCTGGAGTACAGATTATTGACAATCTGTTGAGGTGTCATCTGAGCAGCGTCTAAGAGATGTTGGTTATACATCCTTTGGTAGATACCGTTAACACTGTCTTTCTTCTCCATGATTTTTGCCACAGCAATCGCAGGATTCTGTGTAATATCACGAAGAGTCTGTCCTTCTAAATCAGTGATGTTCTGTACCGCTTTCCTGTTGTTAGGATCAAGCAACCACGCCTTCAGTTTTGATGGATCAAGGATTCCTTTGTCATTGAAGACAGAGCGGCCCATATCCCGCAATGTGAAATCAAAAGCATACTGCGAATCCGCAGCCTTAAGCGAGTCCCTAGTAAGCGGATTGAAGTCGGACTTGATTCCTTCATCAATAGCGTGACGAACCTTAGTCAACTCAGCACGCTTAGACCAGTAATCAGGATCAGACTTACTCAAACGACGATATTCAAGTGACACCGCTTCTTTGAGCTTTTCGGTGTCTTCATAATTGAGTTTAGGATAGGCAGCTTCTTCATTAACATTGGTTGGATTGAGATTCTTTTGAATACGTTCCCATAAGGCAGGAAACTGTTTGAACAAGGAGTCTTCTTTAGAACCCTGCACAGTTTCCCAGACCTTTTGAACACTTTGAGGCGACAGAGCATCTTTGTTCTGTTCTGCCAACTTCCTAGCCCTTTGGTACTCAGGAATAGAACGTGGACTGATGTCAGCAGGGCCTTCGGAATTCTCAAACAGGTTCGTAAGCTGCCCAGACAGTGTACGTTCGTTATAAGCGGGGGCAATCTTTTCCCCAGCTTTGAAGGCTCGCTCATCCAGGGCAGAATCAATCCTGGTTTTCTGCGTAGCCTTAGTAGCTCCAAGACCAGCTTCAAACTTACCCTTGGCCTCTACAGGGTTTCCGAAGAGGCTGTTTTTATGTTCAGTGAGACTTGCAAGAGCTTTCTCATACTCACGGGCATAGATGCCAGCAAAAAGTGGATCACGGGCAGCAAGTTTAGCAATGGCAGACTTGATGACTGTGTTATTACCAATAGTATGAATAGGAAGCTGAACACCAGCAGCAGCAGCGTTATTCTGAAGTTTAATAAGTTCTTGAAGAATGTTGGGATCATTCTCCATAGCAGCGCGAATGGTGTTCCTGACGTGCTGTTCCGCCTGAGAAGTAAGGTGGGAAAAAGCAGCGTCTTTTAACCCACCACCCTTCATTGCCTTTGCGGCTTCGATCCCTGTGCGGCCAATCCTAGTAGCTCCAGATTGAACCACACCGCCAACAGCACCACCACCAATAGAGGCGACAAACTGCCAGAAAGGCCCAGCACCCATCTTCTCTGCCATGTCTCTCATTCCTTCAGCAGTCATGGAAGGAAAGACGGACTTAAGAATATTCAGCACAACACCACTCTTTGCTGGCCCAATAGCACTCATAGGATTAGTGAGAGCAGAAGCCCCAGCACCAGCAATCTGAGCAATATCATTATCAGGAGCTACGTTACGGACACCAAAGAATTCATCAATAGGCTTCCTAGCCTCACCGGACTGTGCAGCTACTTCGCCCAGCGTCTTTCTCGGACTATTCGCTAAATCAAACACACGCCCAGGATCGAGGAACTGGGTGATTGTGGAGATGAAATCCATAGCATCTCCTGGGCCTTTCTTTAGAGAATCAACAAGATACTCTCCAGTCCCTACTTTAGCGCGAGCAGCGACGCCAGCAATCTTGTGCTTTGCAGCAATCTCATCAATCTCAGCATCAGTCAGTTGTTTATCTGACGTAACTACCGAATCTCCGATAGTGTATTCGTACTGAGCCATTACTGTCCTTTCTTCTTAACGGAGTAGCTTGTTCCACCAGCAGTTTTCCCAGACACAACTCCATCCGAATCGTCATCGGGCTCAAGCTTAAAGTAATCATTAGGATCACGACCAGCACGTTTAGCCGCAGCCACCATAGGAGCCAGAGTAGAATTGTGCTGTTCGCGCACAGTTTTACGAAGAAGTTTAAGCGCGTAATCCCTATCAGCCTTAGTCATGTCCAACGGCTGACCATTAAGGCCACGATTCAGATAGTTACCCCAGCGTTCTAACAGCCCTCCAGTATTCTCTGTACGAGAAATGTCTTTGTTGGATAGTTGTCCTGTTTGGATAGCCTTAGAAATAAGCACATCAGCCATTGACGCAGCCGCAGGGCTGTCTGCGGAGTTGAGAGAGATAGCTTGGTTCAGTTGTCGAAGCTGCTTATTGACTTCTGTCGTGGCTTGTTGACCGCGATCAATAAGCCCTAACTCAAAATTAAGGTTTTGGTCTACGCCGGGAAGTTTAAACGTAGGAGAGTTAGAAATGTTGGCTTCATTTCCTGCAATAGCTTTCCACTGCTTAGTAGTCTTGTTTTGCTGCATCAAGACCATCTTTCCGTTTACATTTCGCTCAACAGGATCACCCCAACTCTCTTTTTCCTTAGCTTCAAGAACCTTTGTTGCGGATTCTAATGTACCGTTAGGCTTATTAAACTCTTCCACAGCAGCAACTTTAGATTCCACAGAAGCGTCGTGAAAGACATCTTTTAATAAAGCTTGTAATTCTGCAAAACCACTCTTACCCGCAGCCTTTGCCATTGCTTTTTGAAGCTCAACCCTGGATTTAGCCAGCCCAATATACTTCTCTTCCATTGTAGCTGCGTGTTCTTCTAGCTTATATTGTCGCTGATTTTGCTTATCCTGGTACTCCAGAGCCTTCGCAGCAGCCATCTCAGCTTGCTTCGTCAGTCCTTTAGCACCAAAGATACCGGCCATCTTCTTGAAGTACGCTGCAGGATCATTCATGTCTACGCCAGAGTTGCGGAGTTCCTGCACCGCTTCCTGCACAGCTTTGGCTTCAGCAACCCGAGGATCTTCCAGTCCCATGATGTTGCCAATGTGCCGTCCAGCAGAGCCACCAATAGCAGTAGCCAGCCCTGTCGGGGTTAGGTTGTTGCCGAAGGATGCGTCTTGCTGGAGCAACTGATCCTGCACAGCAGAGGCACTAGGGCCGAATAACGATTGTTCACCCATGGTCAGAATCCCCAAATAGAGTCATAAACACTCGGGTCAATTGTTGTGTTGCCCCATGTTGTAGAAGTGCCGTTAGGATTAAAAATAGCACCACCAGATACTTGGCCGTTCAGTACACCGTCAATCGTAGTCTGTGGGACTCCTGCTTTAAGAAGCTGTGTAGCCAAGGCAGCAACATCACCCCGTGAAGCTGCCTTAGAAGCAGTCTGCGTCATTCCACCAAGACTGGAGAACAGTTTAGTAAGCAATGCAGCTTTCTGGAAGTTGCCTTGGTAACGCTGGTCAATGCTACGAATGAAGTCACCATACTTAGCCCGGATGGCACTGTTACCGGCATCATTGATGGCATTAGTGCCCATATTAAGTTGGCCGGTAAGGGCTTCAAGACCTTTGTTGCCCTGCGACAACATCGTGCCGATGCCCTCTTTCTGAAGACCGAGAGGAACACTGACGGCATTCTGGAAGATCGGCAACGTCTGGTCAGCACCATGAAGCTGTGCATTAGTCGTTGTGTCGATACCACGGCTACCAAGATTTGCAATAGTCGAGGCAAGGCTGTTATTAGTGCTGGCTTGTTGGGCACCGGCACTGACACCTGTTCCAATCTGCGACAAGCCGTGAGCACCAATGTTGAGCGGAACACCAGAGGCAGCAACGCCTTGTCCGATAAGCCCCTGACGAACATTCAGCGCAGCCTGATCGGCATTCGTGAGCAGACCCTGGTCGCGTGTGCCTTTGGACAGATAGTAAGCAGCCAACTCAGGGCTGATCGCCTGTCCTGTGGCGTTAGAAGCCACTCCAGTACGACCAGTAGCAGCAAGATTAGCACGCAGTTCAGCAAGGGCTTTGGCATCATACGGAGCCAACATAGCCTGTTGCTGACCAAACTTCTGTTGAGCGAGGTTGTTTACGTCAACTGCATTGGCGGCACCAAAGGACGCCCCAGCCGCAGCAGTGGCCTGATCGGACACATTCTGAGTACCAGCAGAGGGAGTAAAGATGCCTTTGTTGGTCGAACCAACGTTAGTTGTTACATTCCAGGGAGTGAACTTTTCTGTGCTTCCTTTAAGGTCAGTAAGTAGACTATCATAGGCAGCTTTATTGCCCCCAGCAACTCCATTATACACCCCAGCAGCAGCACCCCCAAGGGCATTATAGTCGCCCTTAGCCTGCGTAGCAAGGTTGCCGAGCATCCCGGAAGCATCTGTTCCAAGCTGCTTATATCGATCATTCAGTGTGTTGCCAATACCTTGGGTACGGTTATCAATATTCTGAGCGTGCTGGATGTAATCGTTGAAGTTCTGATTACCAAGCGTATTAAACGCATCAGCAGCAGTGTTAGATGCTCCGAGCAATTGACTACCGCCGATAGCATCGCCGGCTAGGCCGAGCATCCCTGCACCAGTCAGATTATCCACCAAACCTTTAACACTATCAGGAAGGAGTCCTTTGATAAGACCCAAGGCCGCTGAAGGAATGGCTTTCAAGGCAGCCCCAATAGCGGCCAACGAACCAGTTCCCATTCCATTCACTAACGCCCCAGCCTGTGTCCCAGCCAGCGCAGGATCAACACCAGCGGCAATGAGTTGGTCAGCGATGCTGGAGGTCTGTGCAGCAGCGCCAAGACCAGCCTGAGACAAAGCAAAACTACCAAGAGCAGTAGCGGCAAAGGCAACTAGACCGCTCCAGTCGTGATTCGTTGTCTGTTGGTAGTAGGGCTCACGAACGATGTTGCCTTGACTATCGTACTCAGCCCAATAAGCGCCCCTACCACCTTTTCCATCTTCATCGACGCTGGACAGGATAGGAACACGATAGCGATCCTGCCCTACCTTCTCGGCATAAGCGCCATCAGCGGTCTTGTATGTGGTGTCACCACCCTCTGCGCCAGGAACAGTGGTGATCTTACCGACCTTGGCGGCTGCTTGGGCTAGTTGGTCTTTCAGTGCCATTTCTTGTCCTTAGCTGTAGAGCATACCGTTGGCATTCATCCGTTGCTGCATCGGAGTCTGCACAGCATTCTGAGCCTGCCAAGCAGACGAATCCCCAACAGTGGGGTAGGTAATTGGGTTCCTGAGCGAATTCTGAAAAGACGGATTAGTAGTCATAGGCGGGGCCGAGGGATTCAGCATCGTCGTCCCGCTGTTCGTCGGCGATGCTGTCGGAAAAGACGGTGTAGGTGTAGGAATCTGACTGCGGAGCGTCTTCAGGCTTTCGAGATAGTCGTTATACGGCTTGGCTTGTTGTCCACCTTGATCCAGCGTAGGCATTAGAGGAATACCGAGCTTCTGAGCGATCTGGTTGGTATCGAATGTACCATACTTCTGCGACAGATACTCACGCGGATCAATAGACGACATCCCGTAAGTGATCTCGCCACCACCAGGGAACCACGAATGGTTACCAAGCTGTACCATCTGCAAAGCTTCCCAGTCCTTCGGGTCCATCACATTCTTCAGCGCATCGTTGAAGCCTGCTTGAGCGCCATTGAGGCTCTGGAGATAGGCTGCGTAGTTTCCTTCGTAGCGAGCATCTTCAGCGTTTCGCTGCTGTGCTTGCTCCCAAGGATTCAGTTCTGTCAGCATCCCAGGATTCGGCTGCTGCACCGCCGTCCACTGCATACCCTGCGGACCAGCCTGCTGCACAACTTCAGCGTTGATGGGGAAGGCTGCGCGGAAGTCACTCCACGAAGCGCCGGGATTAGCGGCCTGGAACTGTTGCCAGAGTTGCTCAGTCAGTGCGCTATTTGTGTTGTCGAGACGAGGCATTAGAATGTCCCCCCATCAATAGTACCGGAACCACTCAGAGTACCGGAAAGAGTGTTTGTACCAGAGAACGTGACAGACGAAAAGGAAGTGCCACCAGAGTCCAGTTTGGATGAGATAGCGGTAGCAATGTTATCGAACTCTGTGTTGAGGCCCGTACCAAGAATGAGCTTCGCAGGATCACCTGTGATGAGAGCATCCTTGGCTGCAAAGTTGGTAGTCTTGGTATAGTTGCTCATGTTGTGCTGATCCTTCCTTTCTTGGTAAACACGTCCACTTGCTGGATACTGAAGGGATACGAATTAATAGGTACCTGGATGCCAATCTGAAAGACTCTGCCGTAGTGGCTGAGATTCTGCCTCACAGTACGAATAACAGTAACATCAGAGCCGTACTCTCCGATAGCATATTCAGAGACGTTGTAGTTACTGCTTGTGCCCTTAGCAGGAAAGCGAGTTTGAGCTTGATAAGATAGTCCAGCATAGTTGGTACCCCATAGAAACCGGATGAGGTAGCCACTTCCCCCGTAACCAGTTAGACGCAGAAACTTCAGGATCGACTCAAAAGCAACGTCTTCTCCGTGAAGGTGGCTGCTGATGTAAGACATTTCGTATTGTGCGCCATCGTCTGTGTAGAGCGTAGAGGCTTTACCAACAGTGCCTACGAATCCGTATAGAAAGTCTCTGTTGAGCCTGTAGCACATGGAATAGGGCGCGATAGTCCATGTAGTGACACGGTTAGAACCATCCTCAAGCTTCTGCTTAAGATCGAAGCACCATGACTTACCAAGAAGCGGAAAACTGAGAATGTACTGCCCGTCAAGCTCATTGTAGCCCGACTTAACCCAATCATTGCTGTTATTGAGCGACACATCCGCCATCAGACGATCACGAACATTCTTGCTCATGTCGTTCAGCGGAGCAGACTTCTGGATCAGCACCCGACTCAGGCTACGAACACCAGAGTCCGACAGAAAGACAATATCGTTCCCAATGTTGATTACGCTGTCCCTAGAGATACACCCAACACCGTAGATCGTATCCTCCAGCACCAGATTGGTCGAAGGATCTTTAGCTGCCCCAGTGTAGATGATGATTACTTTGTCACAGAAGATGATGAGCTTGCCGTTGAATGCAGCCAAGGCTGTGACAGGGCGAAGGTTACCGGGATAGACGCTACGAAGGTCGAGAGAGCCACTACCACCACCTGTCCAGGCTTCACCGATCAGAGTATCAGACCACTGAACCGTGTACTTGTTAGTGGTTGTGTCGGCTGTCCAGAGACGGCCATAAGCAGCAAGAACTTCGTGACCGGACTGCACCGAGCCTGTGTAGCTAGCGTGAGTGGTGATGGTCTGCATCGTAGTGCCATCGTAGACCAACGGAGTATGACCACGTTGGAACATATAGCACTTACCGTTGAAGTTGACAGCTTTCCAGTTAGCTGCGCCCCATGTAGTGTCTGTGTAGATCAGTACCGGAGTATTGGCGCTTGCAGCAGTAATAGTGTAGACAGCGTTCCTAATGACAACAAGAAGCTCAACAGCGCCAGCAGCATTGATGTACTCATGGACGAGGTAGACGGTGCTAGCGGCGATATCTGAGTTCGATGAGAATGCACGTTCCCAGCCTTTTCGGGCTGCGATACGACCGCTTTGGTCAATGACACAGTTGCTTGCCTCCAAACAAAAACGCTGATCCAGCCCTGTAGGACTGTCCTGAGTGTTCAGTCCCCAAAAGCCAGGAGCAGCGAGAGTGACAGGGATTAGACTGCTTGCCACAGTGAGTTCCCCGAAGAGTGAATGTCATCCTGCGAGATTGCTTCAGCGAGTGTGCTACGATAGATTTTTTCTTGGATCTCCGAAGCCCTGCCAGAGTCTTCGCCACGTTCGTTAATAGCTTTGAGATACGCCAGCTGGATCACAGGATCTTTGGGTACAAGGAGCTTGGTAGTCGAATCATCGGCCAAGTCTTCCTGCGGGTTAATCATGTAGAAGATCAGGGAGTCAGTGTCCGTAGGAACAGGATTGACACGAATGACCAACTGACCGCTGGAATCGTAGTTGAAGATGTCATAGACGTAGGGCGAAGCATTCTGCGTCACCGTCAAGGCAAGCAGATTGTTGATGTACTGGTTCGACGGAGCCTGCTGCATTCTCCACCGACGAGTGGTATTATAGGCTTCGAGGATACGAGTACGACTGTGAGTGCCTGTAAGACTGTAGTTACGCTGTGCGGCCACCATAGGCAGCGTAAGCGAGGTAGACAGAGAGTCCCAGTTCCACGCATCTTCCACTTCTCTCTTAGCTTCGTTGACAAAGATACCAATGAGAGTGGAGTAGTCTGTCTGAGTAACCGACGTAACGGTACTCTCACGCAGACGCTTGAGAACATCGTTAGTCAGGGAGAGCCAAGTTGCAAGAGCCATTATTGGAACCTCGGTAGATGGTCAACAATCCAGGCTACGGCAGACGCTAGGGCTACAAGACCAGCGATAACCACGCTTAGAACTTTTGCTGTTGCTTTACCTTGCTGCACGAATTCGAGCAATGAGTTGAAGTCTTTGTGTTCGACTTCCATGTGATGTTTAAGTCTGTCCTTGAGGACCGCCAAGCACTTTGAGTTCTCATCACCTTGTTTGTCGATTGCGCTTAGACGGTCGAGAATTTCTGTTAGTAGCGTTTGCTCCGGCATTTAGGAACTCCAGAAAAGCGGGGTTGTCCAAAAAGACGGCCAAGAGGCCAGTAGCCAAAGCAGCTACTTGATCTTCTGTCAGTTTTGTTGCCATGCAGTAATCAACTGCGTGCAGAACTTCGTGAAGTAGTGTGTCTTTGACGTTATCTAGTGGTTGTGTGGTAGAAACAACAATCTTCTGATAGTCTCTACTACAGCTTCCAGAGTCGGTAAAGTCTGAGGGAGCTTCAGCAACCTCCCAAACTTTACCGAGAATTCTGAGCGTACCGGGGATCACAGCCCATCGCTCGCATCGCCAGGAGGCTCAGGCCACACCATCTGATTGTAAGGGTCAGGAAGGTTCTTAGCAGCCTGCCAAGCATCACGAACAGCTTGTCGATAGGTCTTCCAAGCATTCTGCTTACCGACACCAAGATTATCTGTAGTCTGTGTCCAGTCACAGTCTCGGAGAACTTGGCGCACAGCTTCTTTGCATTTCTGCCTACTTTCCTGTTGGTCAGGCGCATGGCGGGAGATGAGCGCACCAGTGTTCTTGTCGATCACATCACCGACTGCGATAGTAGGATCAGTAATCTCAACCCAGTCTGGATCAAGCTTACCGTTGGACATTGTGACAGTACGGACTGTGCCGTTATTCTTCACCATTGCAAATCGTTGCATTATCGTTCCTTACCAGCTTGTGATCCGTGCCCAGCCACCACCGCCTGGGCCGCCTGAGCCGCCAGTGCCCGAAGCAGAGCCACCGCCACCGCCACCGCCGCAACCTGGGCCGCCTGCGCCGCCTGCGCCGCCTATGTTGGCTCCAGAGCTACCACCGCCACCACCACCGCCTGTACCGGCCAAGTGACCAAGACGACCAGAAGTTGCACCGGCTGTACCGGCTGTGGGATTTGCACCCCCTGTGCCGGCTGCACCACCACCACTGGTAGCCATTGTGACAGAACCGCTGACTCCGCCTTGACCACCGTTAGTGCCTGTATAGAGACCACCGCCTCCACCGCCAGCACCACCCCACATCGAACTACCGCCATGCCCGTTGGTTGTTCCGGGACCACCAGAACCGCCACCAGTGATAGCAGAGAACGCAGCGGCATTAGAACAACCTGCTCCACCGCCCCACACAGTACACGTAGCAGCAGCAGAGCCTAGGGGAGCACCGCCGTTCTTAGGAGTAGACCCACCAGTATCCCCAACAGCGGTGATAGAGCCACCACCGCCTCCTGTAATAGCTGTGACGCTACTGGGGAGACCCCCGCCCCCACCACCAAAGGCTTCAAGATATACAGAGGCACCAAAGATCGTAGGATTACCGGCTGTACCGGCAGAACCACCAGCAGCCGCATTGTCCCCAGCACCGCCATTAGCAGCAGCACCGACTGTAACGGTCTCTGTGGAGCCTAGATCGCTAGCTTTGAAGAAAGCATAGTTGTAAGCACCGCCTCCGCCTCCGCCGCCACCGGGTTCATTATAAGCTTCGTTACCTGCGCCACCTCCACCGCCGCCCCCGCCTCCAAGGAGTTCTACGAGGACGAACGATGCATTGGTGGGCTTAGTCCACGTAAAGGACGTACCGGCAGAAGTACACTGTTGGATGTTGATAGGACGACCAAGGGTAACGACATTCCCGCCAGCATCTTTCGTATATAGGATACGATCAGACACGTTTACTGCGAGTTCACCCTGAGTAAGCTGCCCAGCTACCGGCGCTGCCGCTGCTGTGCT